GAACCGAAGCTTCAAAATGCCGAAAAACCCGATTTATCTTTAATCCAAGCCGCCCAATTATTATATTCAAGCAAATTACATTTGACTTGCGATACCTCGTTTGGGTGGATTGCATCTGCTTATAAACACACTACGATTGGGTTTTATACCAACAATCTCCCCTATATGACTGCTGGAAGCTCAAAAAATATTCAGCCAGTTAACGCCAACGCCCATTATTTTCACCGCGATAATCTGCTAAATTTAGAAACAGAAGAAATTATTTGTAAAATTAAAGAATTTGTAATATAATAATTACAAATGCAAGGCAAAATATCGTTAGACTGGGGCGGGATATTTGACATTCTTTCTATCTACAATGTTAAAATAAATCTCTGCACTGGATTCAAAAAAGAGCAAAACTACCAAAATTTTTCACTATTGGAACTAGAGATTAAAGAACAAATCGGGGTTTTAAAATTTAAAGAGATAATGGCCAGCAAGGAATATCAAGAGCTGTATGACGCTAATTTACAAACCTTTAAAAAAGTAGAAGAGGCGCAACAAAGTGACGGACTGGCGAAAGAAGTGGACACGGCGAATTTTCTAAGATTTACAAAAAAAATAGACTTGCAAAAAAAGTTCTTCGGGGGCGAAGTGAGAGAAACGAAAGTTGGATATTAATATGTCAAAAAAAGTAATTATAACTGGCGTAAGTGGGCAAGACGGTTCGCACATGGCCGATTATCTTCTTGAAAACACCGATTACGAGATTTATGGCGTGGTAAGGCGACTTTCTGTATGCAATCACGGCAATCTAAAAGAGGCTTTAAAAAATCCCCGTTTTAAACTCATCACGGGCGACTTAAGTGACTCTCAATCAATTTATAAAATAGTAGAGAAAATTGTTCCTGATTATTTTATTAACTTAGCCGCGCAATCGTTCGTAGGCAGTTCTTGGGAATTGCCGGAGCAAACAATGGATGTAAATGCTACCGGCACAATGAGATGCTTAGAGGCAATTGTAAGATTCGCCCCAAATTGCCGTTTTTATAACGCCGGTTCTTCAGAAGAGTTTGGCGATGTTCAATATAGCCCCCAAGACGAGAAGCACCCATTAAGGGCTAGAAGTCCATATGGGGCGAGTAAGATTGCGGCTCGTCAAGTTGTCAAGACTTATAGAGAATCCTATAATTTGTATGCTATTCAGGGCTATTTATTTAATCATGAAGGGCCGCGCCGTGGCGAAGAGTTTGTTACTAGAAAAATAACAAAAGGGGTGGCCCGAATTAATCACGCTCTTAAATCGGGAAGGGGAGTAGAAGGAATTGGCTGCGCCGAGATAACCTTTGAACCAATCGAATTGGGGAATTTAGATTCTAGAAGAGATTGGAGTCATAGTAAGGATTTTATTGAGGGGATATGGAGGATGTTGAATCAGAATTGGGACTTTTCTTACTCCTTAACTAAAGAGGGTGTCGAAAAAGAAGGGAAAATGACTCTAGAAGAGATTGGCAAGTGGCACGAAAATGAAAAGAGAAAATTAGTAAAAGAATACGTTCTATCCTCTAACGAAACCCATTCCATCCGAGAATTTATCGAATTAGCCTTTAAAGAGGCGGGGATTGAGGGTTATTGGAGTGGAGACAGATATTTGTTACCGAACTATATTATTGAGGAAAACCCCGAAATAAAATCATACATTTTAGCTCAAGTCAATCCAAAGTTCTATCGGCCCGCCGACGTAGAAGTTTTATTGGGGGATTCTACGCTGGCCAGAAAAGAACTTGGCTGGACTCCAAAATATTCTTTCCAAGATTTGGTGAGGGAAATGGTTTACGAGGATATCAAAAACTATTCTTCTTGACTTTTATAGAATCATATACTAGCCTTTAAGTATATGAAAAAGAGTCCCAAACCACCGAATCCAGAGTTTGAAAAAGCTAAAAAGTTAATTCAAAAATATATCCACAAAAATAATATAGTCTGGCCGAGAGAGATTAAAATAGCAAAAAAACTCTTGTCTCAATACCCTTTCGAGTTTTGGGAGCAGTATACCCCTGAAGTAGAAATTTATTCATTGTCGGCATTTTTAACGGCTACTTGCAAAAAAGAGGTTGACAAACAACATAATCTATGGAAACTTATGCTTCCAAAAGAGGAAATAAAATTAGAGGACAAACCAATTTTCGTTCTTGAAGAAAGTCAGACTAAAAAAACTAAAACATTACTAGAATTTGTAGATAGAAAATGAAATCCCTAGAGGAAATAATTAAACCATATAAAGATAAACTAGAATCTGCTGATTATTCTAAATTAAAATCCGCCGATTTCATTTTAATCCAAAAATGGAAAGACAGAATCCCCACGGGCTGGTATGGTTTTGATGGGATAAATGAACTATGGGGCGAGATTATAGATGATTTTTTGGTAGAGCTAGAAAAGGTCGCTCCGAATTTTGAAATTCATCAAATTAAATTAAAGTTCGGCGGGTTAAGATTTTATATCAGCCTCGGAGAAAGATTGGATAATGACCCGCGACTAGCCAATTACATAAACGGCCAGATAACTCTTCTAGAAGAAACTTTATACAGTAAAGACTTAATATACTAAAAATTATGGCTAAACAAAAACCCGAAAAAGAACAAGAAAAACCCACTAAAGACGCGGCCCAAGCAATCTTAAAGGAGAGACTTAAAGATGAAACGGGGCATTTCAATTATATCGTGCCAAAGGACTACTCGGTTTCCACGGGCAGCCTTAATTTAGACTTGGAAACGGGGGGAATTAAACCCTCTGTTATTCGATGCTCTGGTATGGCGGAGGCAGGAAAAACATCTTTCTCTTTTAACCTCGTCAAAACATTCCTTGCAGACAAAACTAGGAGAAGGCGCGGGATTTATTTCTTATCGGACAAGGAATTAAGCGAAAACTTAATTAAACGCGCCGGGGTAAAGTTAGTCGAAGACTTGGATGATTGGGTTGATGGAACATGCTATGTTATCAGAACCAATGTCTATGAGACTGTTTGTAATACAATCAGAGACATTATCAAAATTAAGGATATTGAATACATCTTCGTGTTAGATTCGATGGACAATTTTAAGCCAAAAGCGGGGCTGGAAGCGGAATTCGGGGAATCTTCTCAAAAGGGCGGAATTTCTGCAATCACGGCGCACTTTTTCGCCTGTTTTAATATTCTATTGCCGAGATTGGGGCATATTGTAGTTATGATTTCGCAATATCGCGACTCTATCCAAATCGGCAAAGGCCCAAAGATTATAAAACAGACTAATAGCTCTGGCGGACGGGCACTTGAACACGGCGTTTTGTGGGCCTTTGAATTTCAAGTTCCTCAAAACTCCAATGACGACATGTTTTGGGAGGGGGCTCCTTGGAAGAGTAAAAAAATCGGCCACAACTGCATCGTTGAATTTAAAAAGTCCATCAACGAAAAAACCGGCACAAAAGTCAAGTATCCCATTATTTACGGCAGAAGTGATGGCCGCTCCATTTGGGTTGAAAGAGAAATCCTTGACCAACTTGAAATTTGGGGAATGCTTAAAAATAAAGGGGCGTGGAATACATGGTCGGAAGAGACGCACAAGGAATTATTGGCGATTAACCCGGAAACCCCGCTGCAAATTCAGGGGAAAGAAAGCGTTGTCAAATTTTTGGAAGAGAATCCCAAGATTACGGACTTCTTATACAATAAGTTCAAGGAAATTCTAAGCAAGGAAGCCTAATGAAACAAAAATATGTTCTTGGGTTTGTTTTTGACGAATGTCTAGATAGAGTTCTTTTAATTAAAAAACTAAAGTGCCCGCCCGGTTTAGAAAGTATGATAGGCAGCTTAAATGCTATTGGCGGGAAACTTGACAGACTCGGTGAAAGCCCGGAAATGGGCATGTCTCGCGAGTGTAAAGAAGAGTCGGATTTGTATATTGCCCCCGAAAATTGGGTTAGATTTGCTGAACTAGATACTAAATTTGGATATGTTTATTGTTTTTATTCGATTGTAAAACATTTTGTTGAATTTAAAAACGGCAATCCCCAACGAATCTATAAACAGATGGAAGAAGAGCCGCTAGACCTTTATTTTATAGAAGGTGGATACATTCGTTACAAGCACATGCCCAATCTAGACTGGATGATTCCTATGGCCTTAAATCATTATACGGGATTAGATTCAGCCACTTTCGAGATTAAAGAGTTATATTAATGAAGGTTGGAAAATTAAACAATTTCAATGCAAAAGTAATCCTAAAAATCAATAAATACAAGATTGATTGGGAAAACGATGGAGATTCGTCCCTAGAAATAAAATTTAGGGATTTGATATACCCATACTGGAAAAGCCACATTGTTTTGTTCCAATGCTTTGTTCCGGGGTCAAAATTAAGGTTGGATTTTTTAAATTGCACCATGCGTTTATTGGTTGAAATTGATGGTGAGCAACATGATAAATTTAATAAACACTTCCACAGAAATAGTAAAAATGTCTGGCTCGCCTCTATGAGAAGAGATGAATCAAAAGAGAGATGGTGCGAGGAAAACAATATCAAAGTTGTTCATTTAGTAAAGGAGGATTTGGATAACTTTTCACTGGAAGACATAGAGAAAAAGTCAGGAATAAGCATAGTATGAAAGTTTTAATTATTGGGGATTTCTGCATAGATAAATTCATTTATGGCTCTGTGGACAGATTGAATCCAGAAGCCCCTACCCCCGTCTTTGTCCAAAGAAGACTGGCGCAAAATTGGGGCATGGCCGGAAACGTCGCGGCCCATTTTGAAAACCTTGGCATTGAATATGACTTTATCCACCAAAAACAATCCATCATCAAAACAAGATACGTTGATGAAAAGAGTAATTATATTTTATTAAGGGTTGACGACGACGGGAGTTCTACCCCGCCCATGTTTAATATTGATTTTAAACAATATGATTTTGTTATTATCTCCGACTACTGCAAGGGATTTTTAAGTGAATCACATATTGACTTTATCGTAAAGAATGCTAACTTGGCTGGTAAGTTGGTTTTCCTTGATACCAAGAAGGTTCTAGGAAAATTTTCTTATAATGCTTGGGTAAAAATAAACGAGAAAGAATACGAACACAACCTAAATAACAACGCCCAAATAAATTATGAGAATACAATCATAACCTTGGGTAGCAAGGGGGCGAAGTATAGCGGGGAGATTTTTGGGCCGGGTAAACATATAGAAGTAAGGGATAGCGTTGGCGCGGGAGATACGTTCCATGTGTTTTTCAGCCTTTATTACCATAAGACCAAAAACGTTGGGCTGGCGATTAATCAGGCCAACCATTATGCGGGAATTGCCTGCTCCCAAAAGGGAGTAGTATCAGATTTTGGATTGAAATATAACGAATTATAAATTTATGAGTTTTTCGGAGACATTTAATGAATATAAGATGGATAAATACTTAAATAAAATTTGCTATGGAGACAATTTAGATTTATTAAAAAAACTACCCGACGAATCTATCTCGTTATGCATTACCAGCCCCCCATATAAAGATAGCGACGACTACGATATAACCGAAATATCCAAAACATTTCGGGAGATTTATAGGGTTCTTAAAAAGAATAGTCTATTTTTCCTTAATTTTGGGCATCTTGCGGAAGATAAGTTCCGCCCCTTCAGGGTTTGCTACGAAGCGATGATTTATGATTTTAAATTAAATGACACAATCACTTGGAAAAAGACTCAGTTTTCCCCGATTCAGGGGAAGAAAAGATTGAACAATTTGACCGAATTTATATTTTTATTGTATAAGGGCAAAATGCCAGACTTGGATAGATTGTCTGTTGGCGTTCCCTATAAGGACAAATCAAATATTGGTAGATATTCAGACAAGGATTTACGCTGTCAGGGCAACCATTGGGAAATTGGTTATGAGACTATTCAAAATAAAAAGGGGAAATTGCACAATGATAGATTCCCCCTCCAACTCCCTACAAACTGTATAAAATTGTCGGGGATTAAAAATGGCGTCTTGTTAGACCCGTTTTCTGGCTCATTTACAAGTCAAATCGCCGCCCAAAAACTAGGATTAAATTGGTTGGGAATAGACAAAAATTACCCCCATTGCCAAACCGCCCAAGATAGATTTTTCAAAGAATTTAACCAAGAAATTGAAATCGTAAGACTATAATACCTGCATGAACCCAGTCACCGAAAAGTTAACCTCTCTCCAAGTTGAAAAACAACTTTTGGGGGGGCTTTACAAAAACCAAAACGTTTTCCTAGAAGAGTTGGATGGGATTCTAAAAGAAACCGATTTTTCTAACAAACTCCATGAAATCCTCTTTTCAATCCTTAAAAACCACATAATTGAGGGTAAAAACCTAGACAAAATCTTGTGGGCACAAAAATTCAAAGAATTAAATATTGGGACTAGGGACGAAATCTCAAACATTTTTGAATACGTTGATGCGATATGTTCGACTAACTTAAATGCAAAGGGGTGTTTAAATAACGCGAAAGAGCTAGTCAAACTAAGAATCCGTCGCGACGTTTACAAAGACGCGCAAGAAGTCCAGTCTTTTATTACCAGCCCAAAATGCGCCGATAAAACAGTTTTAGAAATTATAAATGAGGTAGACGGGATTTACAATAAGAGAATCAATACAATCGTATCAGACGACGAGCCAATTGATTTATTCGCTGGTATTGAAGATTATATTAAGGGTTTAGTTAACAACCCCCAAAAGGGTAAGGGATTAATCACCCCCTTTAATCAATACAATAAATGGTTCGGGGGTATGCAAGCAAGTGCCGGTTCTTATGTTTTTTCGGCGCGTTTATCTGAGGGCAAATCGGTCTGGATGTTTAATTTAGCAAAGGGAATCGCCCTTTTAAATCAGTGTAAAGTTTTATATCTTGATACCGAAATGGACAAGGATTTAAATATGGATAGGGCGGCTGCCGCGCAAGCGGGAATGAATCCATTTTGGCTTAGGGAGGGCGCGTGGACAAAAAACGCTGGCTTGACAGAAAAAATGATGAAAGCTTTCCCAGAATTCAAGAAAATGAATAACCTTTTCTTTTATCAGCGGGTAGCAAATAAAGGAATCAAAGAAATCCTAAGTATTGCCAGAAAGTGGAAGTTAAAACACGTTGGGCGCGAAGAAAAGGCGTTTGTTGTCTTAGATTATTTAAAAATAAATGGAGAGAACACTAGCGACTCTAGAAATGAATGGCAAGTTTTTGGTGACTGGACTTCTTACATAAATGACTTTGGCGCAAGCTATAATGCCGTTACTTCCATTGCCGCCCAACAAAACAGAACAGCGGTTCAACAAGACGGCACAAGAAACTATAGAGATACAACTATTGGCGGTAGCGATAGAATTGCCCAATTTGCTAGATTTTGCGCCCTTGTCGGGAAGAAAACATTTGACGAAATGACTGAACACGGGCCACAATTTGGAACGCATATGTTTGTCCCCGTGAAATATGCCCGTGACCAAGGAGAAAAAGATTACTTGACCAATGGAATGATAAGAATCCCGGCAGAAAACGGGAGAAGTAAAGTTGCGGCAGATTTCTTAAATTTGACTATGGAGAATTATGATGTTAGGGAGGCGGGGACGCATAGAGACATTATTGAACACCAAAGACTAGCTAAAAATTTAGACAGTAGAACGCCAAACACCGATACAGACACAACAATTTAATATGAAGAAATATTTAATAACAGGCTCACTAGGGTTTATAGGAAAAAATCTAAAAGAGGCTCTAGAGCTTAAAAACAAGGGAATTTGGTGGGCTTGGAATGAGGGTAACTTTAAAAAGAAGGAGTGGGAGACTGAACTTGAATTGGTGGTTAAAGAAGTTGACGCTATTTTTCATGTTGGCGCGATATCTTCTACCGATGCTGCCGATATCAATAAAACTATGTTCTTGAATTATGAATTCTCTAAAATTCTATTTGATTTGGCCGCGAAATACAATAAAAAGGTAGTTTATTCAAGTTCGGCTGCGATTTACGGACAGGGCGACGGAATTCCCTGCAATCTATACGCTTGGACTAAGAAAGCGGCGGAAGATTATGGTTTATTAAAGGTCAAGGATTTTATTTCTTTGAGATACTTTAATGTCTATGGGCCGGGCGA